TTATGGCTGAGATCGGAGACGTTACCCGTTTCACTCACAGAGAAGCGCTTACCGCCTTTGCCGGTGTCGATCCCGGTAAGAACGATTCTGGCAAGCACAACCAGAAAAGTGTACGTACTTCAAAGAAAGGTTCTCCAAGCCTGCGAAAGACTCTGTTTCAGATCATGGACGGCTTGATTAAACGCTCTCCGATGGATGATCCGGTCTATGCTTTCATGGACAAAAAGCGCTCAGAAGGCAAACCGTATTATGTCTATATGACTGCCGGAGCCAATAAATTTCTCCGCATTTATTACGGACGGGTAAGGGAATACCTTGCTTCTCTGGAAGAATCCAAAGAAAGCTGATTTTAATCCCATACTTTGTTTCAGACCAGCGCACTGCGGTGGTCTTATTGTGATACTCTTTTTCAACCTGTATAAAATTTTCAAAGTTCATTAAGTTCTGCTTGACTTTTTATTTGCAGACTTTTTTAAACTGAAAATCTTCTATGCTTTCAATTGCCCGATTGTCCAGTGCTTTTTCTTCGACTTCGCGTTTGATTTCACTGGCGACGAACGCGGTATCTTTGTATCCGATGTAGTTTTCGATGTATGTACCAAAATCCGTTCCATCATATACGTCAAATTTATCCGCGGCAGTTTTGACCAAGAATCCGACCCATTGCCTTACCGCCTCTTTCTGGGTGCATTCAATGATCTTGCCGTCTCTCACGACGTAGCGACCACGATCGAAATCATACAGCGGCGTTCGCCCGATTTTCGTCGACTGCATGGCGACCAGATTTTCTTCTTCTGTTTCAAAATCATAATTTACTTCGGGAAACATGTCATTCCTCCAGTAGATCGATCAGCGCCATTGTTGACACGCCATCAATCGGCGCAATCAATACTCGCTGACCTTTTTTCGGTACGTCCTTGCGTTTTGCCGTAATCGTCGTTCCATCTGGCCTTTCAAACGTAATGTTTTCACTGTATTCGGAAAATGTTCTGCTTAAAAACAGATTATCTCCGGCGTAATACATTGCTTCGCCGCCCAGGACGGATACCGTTACCGGCGACAAGTTTTCCAATGTGCCAATGTAGAACGACGCGTCGCTTATAGCCTGTGCTCTTGCTTTTCTTTCTCCATTTTTGATCCTGTTCGCAATTTCATACTCCCACATTAATAATTCTCCATTTCGCAGTTCATCATATGTAGTCCCTTGTTTAGCGTGTGTGTGCAGCTTTTGCATTTGTACCAGCCTTTTATCCCGACCTCTGGACGGTCAAAGTAGACCATACGTGATGCCCTTACCACATTGTTCCCGACCATTTCCGCCGTAAACGATACGATGACCTTATTTAGACTGGCCAGCTTATTCTTTGCAATGTTTCTTGCCTTTGCTTCGTTTATATCGTCCTGCGTTTCTACCTCAGTCAGTAGTCCGTATTTTTCAATTGATGTATCCGACTTCGCCGTTGCCTTGATCTGCGTCTTTTTTTCGTCAGTTCCGGCAACGATTACTTTGTTCCGTAGCTCCTCGATCGATCTTGTTCCGGTAATGTTGCACGATTTCGTGCAGGACAGAATCCTGCCTGTCTTATCCTCATACGTCGGTTTTACTTTGATGTACCCGTCCTGTATGATGTTTAGCTTTCCTTTGGACATCTCCATGCGGTACCCTTTTCCGGTTTCGTTCTTTACCTTTTTCAGGATATCTGTCAGTACATCTGCCACAACTTCATCTTTATATGTTTTATTGATTAGTGTGGCCAGATTCGGCATTGTGCCAATAGGCACGTCGTACCTATCGCACAACTTCCGGATCGCCTTTGATGCGGAAATTTTATTGAACTGAATAACCGTTTCTGATTTGTTCAGGTAATAGGCGTAATCATATCCGCTGTAAGTTCCTCCTTCCAGCGGCACAGATGTGATCATGCCCCTAAACAGTTCTTTTCCGTTGTTTGTAACCAGTATAGTGTCTCCGTTGTATAGTCTGCCCTTGAATTGTTCGTCAAAGTAGCTGTGTGGTAGATCGAAGCTAAATTCCATTCCCAGCGAGTCGACGGAATCTGACCAGGTTAGATTTCCGATCGCTTTTGAAATGTTTGTTCGTTTTCCGTTTCGAATTTGGTAAATTTGATAGTTCACTTAATACACCAACCTGTATTGCTCGAATTCCATGCTGTAAGAATGATCCCCATTTTTGTTTACTCCGCTGATTTCGAATGTCTCCAGCGCGCAAAGCCGGTTGAATACTTCGGTTCCGTCGTTGCGAGTTATGACGATCCGCATGGTTTTCCGATTTTTTCTGGAATTGCGAAATAGCCTTACATATTGCATTGGATCCTCGTAGGCATCTGGTTCCATATATTCCTGTCTGCCGTTTGGAAAAACGCTGGAAATACTGACTTTTGCCAATGGTTCCGCTCCCATGACTTTGATTTGACTGTATTTCACGGCATCTTTGTTTTCATTAGGACTGTCGCCGTACGAAATCGTCAGCATTTCCGTCGTTACATACGGCAGCACGACAATCGTTTTGTTGTTGTCAATTCCGATAGTAATCTTCATGCCGCCCTCCTTAGCAGTTTCCTAACGCAGAAATGATTCTGTTTGCAATGTATTTCCCGGATTGTTCCATGTACTCTTTGTTTCCAATCATGTTTCCCTGAACAGTATAGTTCACCGTGATAGTCGTACTTCCTCCCATCTTCGGCACTTGGTCATGAGGGATAATCTGCGTACCCGACGGGAAAATCGCCGCTTCAGAACGGCCTCTTTCAGAGAACCCGGTTAAACCGCCTTTAAAATATGTCGTTCCTGTGGCATGTCCAGCTACGCTGTTTGCTATACTTCTTGCGCTGCTTGCACCTTTTCCCGTCGCTTTGTTGTTTTTTTCCGCGTCGCCGGCAAGGCCGAATAGTTCTTTGAACTTATCTATTGCCGTACCGATCCAGCCGACCACCGTCTGGATCACGCCGACGATCCCGAAAATTGCATCACGAAACACACCGATCGGTCCTCTGGCGTTCATGAACCATTTTTTCGCCTTTTCCAGCCATTTTCCTAAATTCTTCCAATTTTTGATCAGCCAAAGCACGACCGTGACGACTGCTGCAATGGCTAATCGGATTAACAGCACTTTCGGATCTAAACCAGTAAATGCTTTTCCTAACACGTCGATCACTGTTTTAACCTGATCGAACGCACTTTTTAAAACGCTGATTCCTTTTAGCGCAAGCATTGCCTTTAATAGATTTTTTGCAACGGGAATCAGCCAATCCGCATTATCTTTCAACCATTTGATCGCGTCGGCTGCTGTGTTGCAGGCTTTTGAAAATACATTTCCTACCTTTTCAGCGATCCGATCTATCGTCCCGTCTTGCTGCCACTTGTCCAGCGTTTCTGCCAACTTAATCATTTTTTCGCGGATAATGTCGAATGCACTTCCCGCTCGAACAGTTCCGTCTGATTGCATGCCCATTACGTTGGCAAGCGCACTTTTTACCGTTCCGGTTACTGTAGACCATGCGCCTTTTAGGGTTTGCGCTTGTTTTGCTGCACCTCCGGCGAACTTATCTTCCATCAGCGCAAGCATTGCTTGATTAAATTTCTTCTGATTGGTGATCTGGCCTTTATTGTTCACAATCTGTTCGTTCGTGAACATTTTTTCGGCTTTTTCCTGGATCTGCCTCTTTGTGATGCCGAACTCTTTTAGGCGCTCCAATTCTCCGGTCTGTGCGTCAATTAATGCTTCGACGGCCTGATCAAACGATTTGTTTGTCGCGCCCGCCATATCTCCGGTATAGGTCAGCCATTTTTTCGCCGACATGCCCATTGACTCAAACTTTGCCGCGCCTTCTACGACTTCATTGCCTTCGAATGGCGTTTTGTTGGCGTAATCCATCGCATAGGTCATGATTTTTGCCGCTTTTTGCGTGTCCTTCGTGGCAGTTTCCAGTTGCGCCCGGTAACCCTCCATGTCGAATGCCTCAGAAAAACCCGTTTTCACTGCCGCTGCGCCTAATACTCCCAATCCTGCTGCTGCGCGTTTTGCCGCTTTGGTCAGTTTTTTATCCATAGACGTCGCGAACCGCTTAATTCGCGCATCGGCGATTTTCACCTGATTCTGAACCTTTTTCGTTTCACTCGAAACATTGCGAAGCGGCTTCGAAATTTCATCTTTCAGTTTTAAAATGACAGCTAACTTTCTACTTGCCAACTTCGCTCACCTCTTCAGCATATTTTTCCATCGCAGCGATATAGAACATTTTTTCAATCATGCCTAAACCGAAAAGTTCATCTAAAGAATGGCCGCGCAGGAGATAAAACGCAATCATCTGCGCTTCTCCGTCGCGGCCCATCAGTTTTTTATGTCTTCGACTGTATCGGCTAATCCATACATGTCTAAAATCCGGTCGCAAATCCGATTCATCTCGCCCAGATCGTCGTCCAGAACCTTCATAACAATTTCTGTCGGCTCTTTGCAATCATAGGCTTCCTGTAACTCCTTGTCGTGAAACAATGGAACAGAGGCGTAGATCAATTCTGCGTTCAGTTCCATATTCGCACGAAGGGAATCTTCTTCTGTCATATCCATGATATCCGCGATTCTGGTTATCGGCAGCTTCTTGATCATCAGCGTTTCGCCGATCGCTTTGCAATCGTACTCAATATATTTTATTTCATTCGCTTTTTTCGCCTGTGCTCTTGCGATCAAAGACTCTTTTGTTGCTTTCTTCATTTTTTCGCCCATTTTACACCGCCATATCTAACATCTCGAAGTCCGCAAACTTAAATGGTACTTCTTCCTCTCCGATGGTTTTCTCTTCAAATTTTAGGATCGTCGCCTCGTCGAAGGTTACCTCATTCATCTGTACACGTTCTGCTCCGATTCCGGCTGGATCATCAATCATTCCTACTACGACGATTTCTGGGAAACGTCCCGCTTTCAGGTCCGCCAGCAGCATCTGCATAATCGACGAATCGACTTTGTGAAACGTCATCGTTCCTTCTCCGGCGTAACCCATATACTTCTGGTGTGTTCCTGTGTCCTCCGCGATGTTCACCTCTTCAAAGGTGAATGTTAACTTCGCTTCAAAACTTTTTATGTTAGCGAATTTTTCGCCGTTAATGAACACCCGTCCGAATGTCCCGTTGAATACCTGATTGGCGTTTGGTTTTTTCTTCATGTTTTCCTCCTTAGTTCATATATACGTTGAACTGCAGATCTTCGATGGCATCGGAAAATCTGACATTTGCTTGCAGGTAGACATAGGTTTTGTACGGGTTCTTTTTTACCGTTTCGGTGTCCCAGTCCATCGCTTCGGTTTTTCCTGCTGAGATCCACGCCTTCCGCTGCGTTTCCACATCGATCTCTGCCAGATTATCAAAATCCCGGCTTAACACATCTTCAATTTCGAGCTGCCGGAAATAGGTATTTACCGCGGCCATGAAAACCGTCTGGTTGTCCACTGTGTTTTTGTATTTTCCGATATAGCTTTCCTTGAACGACGTAATGATGTCCTCTTTCATCAGATCCATGCCTTCGACGATCGTGATCTTTTTTAAATCCTCGTTTTCTACAGTAGTGGCGGAATTCACGCCTCTTGCTACGCGAACGGTCCCATAGTCGTTAAATAGGACAAATTCGCCGTCATCTACTGCAGAGCCTGCGTCTGCTACATCAATAACGGATTCCAGATCGTTAAAAATGTAGTACGTGCTGCTGCGATCCAGCGGTAATGCAGCTAACATTCCGGCAATTCTGCCCAGGTATTTGTATCCTTCGATTTCTGCCGCGTCATCTTTTCGTTTTACTTTTGTGTTTGTGAAATTGACGACATGCGGATCATCTGCCGGCTGGTTATACACGACGGCTTTGATTGGCACGGCTGCCGGTTTCGCGTTTCGCGATTCGACATAGGTCGGTACTGCCGTCTGCGTCTGCCCGATATATGCCAACCAATTAAACTTCAACGTATCTAACGTAGCTTCAATGTCCGTAAACGCTTTACTGTCAGGAATCCTTACCACATATACCTTTGTTGGCCCGTCAGTGAACGCGTCTTCGATTGCTGCGTAGTTTTCCGCCGTATAATCTGTCGACAGTACCTCGCTCAGTGCGCTGTATTCCGATACGGCTGTTTCCTTTGTGGTATCATCAACGACCAGGCAGACGATCCCTCGTTCACTTCGTGTGATTGCTGTCTTTGCCTTCGTTAAAAACTCCACGGTAATATTTGGTAAACCCATAGATTATTCCTCCTTGATGACCAGTTCTTCCATGTCTGGTCCGGTTTCTTCGATGTATTGCCACATTTCATAATCGAATTGCAAAATCAATACGTCATCGTTTTCCGTGAACTGCAGTTCATTGATGGGGATCACAAAATCCTCTTCAACGGTCAACGTGTCCGCAAATGCCTCCCGCAGTTTTTCCTGCACATTAAAAAACTCCAGACGATTGTTGTATCTGTCTGTAGGGAAGTAGTCGATATATATCGTCCCTGACTCGTGTTTGAAATTTTTTGGCCCGTCCATGATCGGCACAGGATATTCCACATAAAAACTTCCTGGCTTAACCGCCTTGTCCTTGTCTGTCGATATGACCGATTTATCCGGAAATGTGCTTTTTAGTACGGTATTTATCGCTTTAACGACGTCTTTTGTGGTAATCATTCTCCCAGCTCCTCTAAAATGAAATCCACCAGGTCATTATTGATATCGTCCAGATATTCTGGTTCAAATGCTTTTCCTGCATGTTCGATGATATGATAGCCGGTGACGTAGCCAACCATTTTCCCTGCATGTGTCAACATACGATGCCCATCTTCCAGTAAGTGGGCATGTGGTGAACTGTTATAGACTCTGAGATTGTAGTCAGCATCTCCCCACTTGTAGATTTTTCGGCCGACTCGGAACCCGCTTAAATAGTTTCCGGTCTTTCGGTTAACCGTTCTTCTCGCGCGTGCGCGCATCTGTTTACGCAGTTTTTGTCCTTCTCGCCTCATAAATTTTTTCGTTTCTTTTGGGAATGCTTTTATTGCGTCATTGATGTCATCTGCAAATCGGGTCAAATCGTCTGCCATCAGATCACTTCCTGTACATAAATCGTTGCATACACCGATGTTCGATTTGGCGGCAAAATGTAGTCTATTTCAAACCGGTGCACCCGTTTGTTTCGATCCTCCCACATAAAATAGCAGTCCGTTTCGATATCTGATATCGTTTCTGCCCGCACAGTGATGGTATGTGTCGTTTTTGACAGCATCGTGTCCGCAGGGCGTCCGGTCATCAGTGATCCAGTTCGCGGCTGCACATTGGCCCATATCGTTTTCAGTAGCGTTGGTTTGGGCTGCTCTTCATTTAGCTCGCTGGTTATCAGTGTGTCCTGATATACCTTTATCCTGCTGTCCAACTGCCCGATATTCATTGCGTCACCTCTTCATATTCCGTAGATATGGCAATGTGGTTCAGAATGGACTGTACATGTGTGGCTAACGGCAACTCCTTTAACTGTTCCGTGGTCGTTGTTCCTCGGTGATCGTACCAATCAGCAGTGATCATTCTGACCGCCTGCAGATATAGGGCAGATTCACCGGTAAACGCTTTCCCTGTCTCGTTTTCGCACCGCTCGATCACAGCTTCGATAATAGATTCGAGGACGGCGCTATCGTCGTCCTCGATCTTCAAATAGTCTTTAATGCTGTCCAGAATCTTCTGTTCCATTCTGAACCTCCTTTTTATGCCGATGCTCTCTCAAATCTTACGACAGCGTTCTTGTCGACTAACTTTCCGTCGGCCAACGCCATCGCCCTGTACACCGTACTTCCGCTTCTGAATCCTACCGACGTGTCTCGGGCGACTTCTGGCGCCTTTGCAAAATTCAGCTTGTATTCCTTCAGATCGCCGAAGAATACGTTATCCGTCGCATCGATGGTTGCATTGTCGTCGATGATTACCGGATAGCCTAATATATTGAATTTTCCTGGCGCCTGCATGTCCGCGACGACGACTTTGTCCCCTGTAGTCGTGGTCATGCCCATAACTTCGTTATAGAATACGGTTCGCGACATAACGAACGACGCATTTCGCGCGTACTTTGTCGGAAGGGTTGCGATGATCTTCATCAGGTCTTTTAGCGTCATGCCTGCTTTGGTGAATGTCCCGGATTCAGTATCAATCGTGGTTGCGATGCCGGTTGCCTGGCTGCTTCCGGTCCCGGACAGGATTGCTTTGTCTAACGCGACGTCGATTTTATTTGCCAGCCGTGCCACAAGCCAGTTTTCAAACGCGTCGATAGCCATCGCCTCTACGTCAGCTGTGATTTCTACCGTTTTGATCAGCTTGTACGCACTTAGCGTTACCGATGTCAGCGTATCAGCAGAATCCGTTGCCGCCGTGCCCATTGCTGTCCACGATGCGTCGTTTACCGTTCCCTCTACCGGGAAGGAGATATTGCTCGGAATGTAGGAAACATCAATGGCGTTTAACAGTGGATTCAGTTCCATACGGCCTACGATCATATTCATCGTCTGCGTCGGGATTGCCGCACTTGCTGTTATTGCCGCTCTTTCCTCTGCATCGAGCGGTTTCCCCTGTAGATTTTTCAGCCACGCCCTTCTGTATTCTGGTGTATCTACAGCAAACGTCCGTTCTTCTTCCTTTCCGTTTCCGAACCGTCTGGTTACTCTGCCCTCTCTCATAGCTGCGTCAAGAATGGCCTGTCTTTTTTCTGCGGTCTCTGCTTTTTTCTTCAGCTCATCATATTCATCAGCTAACTTTCTGCTTTCTTCCTGCAGCGCGTCCAGATCCGCTTCCGGTTTATCTACTTCTTCTCTTATTTCGGCCAGTCTTTTTTCGATTTCTTTCATTCTTTCGTTCATTACCTTACCTCCGTTAAAATTTTGATGATTTGCCTTTGTCTCGCGGCGAACTCCTGCCGTTCCGTTTCGATCACTCCGTCGATCCAGCTTCGAGACGATATATCGGTTGACGGGTTAGCCGGTAAATCCACCGCACTAACGTCGTAGACCTTCTTGATTTTTTTGATGGTTCTTGTTCTGGTGTCACGGTTGTAGCTATCCTCTTCAACGGTGAATCCCCATGACATCTGATAGATCAGTCCGCTATTGATTTCCTCCCATAGCTTTCGGGCTTCTTCTGTCAGGCTTAAATCGCAGGCAATAAAAAGACCCTTTTCCTGGGCTTCCAGGATCAGGGTCGGTTTCTTTCCTTGTTTCATTTTTGTTCGGGCGAATACTTTTCCCATGTGATTGTATTGGAACAGCACATCGCTCATATCTGCGCCGGCAAGCGCATTTCGATCAATCACCTCTTTGTATTTTCGGCCTTCATATTCCCATAATACATATGGTTCATTGAATGTCGTGGCATAACCCTCCACGTAGTAATCTGAATCAATTCGTTTCTCCTTCACTGGAAGGATCACCGGCATTGTTCGGTACTCCCTCTCCTGACTTTTTGGCATTTTTTTCTCCTTCCTGATATGGATTTTGCGCTTCTAACCCTTGCGCTTCATTCAGCTTGTCCAGTTCTGCGTATTCTTTCCGGATGTAGAATTTATCTCCGTCTTCTACCGGTGGCATGTTAAACACTTCCAGACCTTGGTTTTTCGTCATCATTCCCCGGTCAAATAACTGCGTAACCACGTTGATTTTTGTTTCATTTGACGCATATTCCAGCCGGTTCGAACTTAACACCACTTTGTTTCCATATGCCAACTCTCTCAGTGTGTATAGCATTGTCGTAATGACTTCGGATACCTGAATAGCAAACGGCTCCACTTTCCCTTCGTAGTAGGCGTTCCATTGCCCTTCGTCGAATGTGTTCATTAAAACCGCCTCATTTGTTCCGAAATAGCTATAGACATTGTTCTTGATCTGCTGCATTTGTTTATCGTCGATGTATGCCGGATTTGATGTAATCTGTTTGACGTCGCGGAATTTTTCGTCGAATATCATTACGCCCGTGTCGTTGTTCTGCAAATTCGTTTCAGCAAACGTCTTCCGTGCCTCTTCAATGTCCTTCTTTTTGAATACTCCCGCTAACGTTGCCATAAATCGAATCGCGGCATTGCTTTTTACGCCTTCAACGATGCCCTGGTCCTGCGTGTCGATCATACGGATCGTTGGATACATCGGTTTATTTCCCGATCCGAACAGATCGTCGTTGTATTGAAACTTTGTTAATGTGCCGACATATTTCGACTCTACCATTGCCGTTTTCCCGGTCGGAAACAGGAATTGAATATATTCCTCACCACGGTACTCTTTTACCGTCACATTCGCCGGTTTGACTGGAAATAAACCGCGAATCCGCATGTCTGCAGAATCTAAAATCGGTACGATAAACGCTGTCGTATCGTTTTCTAAAATTGTGGCCAGCCGATATAAAAACTGCGATGTGGTCTGCCAGGGGTTTGGTCTTACGGACAAAATGTTTTTCAGTCCCTTATCATTGCCCATGACCTCCACTTTCAGTTTGCTGCAGTGATTTGCGAATGTGTGAATTGATGCCCTGCACAGCAACGCTTCATAGATTCCGCCGTTAAACGTGGTGAACTGCGGCTGGTAGGCGGTCAGGGTATTAAAATAGCTCGCCGTAGCTTTATCTACTGCGTACTTTGAAAATATTTTTTCGAATAATCCGATCTTACTCACCTTCTTCCGGTTCGTTTAAGTTAATGTATCTGTCTTTATAATCCTGCAACACTTTATACGCGCAAATTAGGGCGATAGTTCCGTCGATTCGCTGCGTTGGATCCTCTGTTTTTACGGGTTGAATGTTGCCATTGACGTCGGTTTTCACCGCAGTATTGATCAGGCACCACTTGTCTATGGGGTTGTTGTTATAGACGATGTTCTTTTCTCGAAATTCTGCTTTCAGATCCTTCATTGGCGTAGACAAGGTTTTCACCCCCTGCCGAATTGGGATCATGCTGCTTTCTCCGAATTCTGTTTTGAACTCCCGTAGCAGCGTATCATCAATGTGCCACGGGTCGTACCCGATGTACAGGATATATAAATCCTCTTCATCGCGAAGTTCCTTAAACCATTCTAAAAAAATGCGTTTGTCACATTTCTGTCCTGGACAGGTTCGCATATATCCCTGATTTATCCACAATGAATATGGCACCCGGTCACGTTCCTGACGGTTTCCCATTTTTTCGGCCTGCTGCAGCACGCTTTCTGGGATCCAATACATGGATTTCACGTAAATATGCGGATCATCTGGCCGCATACAAACCACCTTGGCGGCATTCAAGTCGATGCTGTCCGCCGCATCGAATCCACCTATTGCGTAATCGAATCTGATATCGAATTTCTCCTCATTATTCAGTTCTTCATAGCGTAACCACGCCGCTTCATTCGTCTGCGGGATATTGAAATCTTTCACAATGACCGTCGGTTTAAACGGCGGATCATCTTTGGCCTTTTGTACCATCTCTTCCAGAAACGACTCTTTTTTGATCGTTCCCAGTCCCGGGTTGGCTTTGATCCAGTTTTTCCGATCCCACATCTCATTTACGTCGTCCAATTCGTAAATGAACGGCAAGAATCGCTTATTCTTCACTTCCCCGGTCAAAACTTTGTAGGCGTATTCATACTGCGCATCAAAAATCCCATGCCGCACGAATCCATTTGTCGTAATACAAAAAAGGAGCGGTTGTTTTCTCGCTCCCATTGATTGTTTCATCAGGTCATAGATATCTCTGTTAGTAATTGCCGCCAGTTCGTCAATGATAACTCCGTGTGCGTCTAAAGAGTCCAGGCTTTTTACGTTACTTGCCATCGCTTTTATGGTCCCCATGTTGTAATGGCAGTAAAGATCTGATGCTCTCTTTCGTAGATGCTGACTGATCTCTTTCGATTGGACGCGCATATTATTTGCTGCCGTGAAACCCTTCATCGCCTGTTCATATTTTGTGGCGATATTATAGATTTCTGGCGCGCCTTCTCCGTCGTTCATCAATAGATCCAGCTCGACGGCGGCGCATTCCGTTGTTTTTCCGTTTTTCCGGCCTTCTACGATCATGACTTCGTTGTACTGCCGGAGGTCGTTATCATCGACGAAACCGAATATGGTTTGCAGTCTTGCCTTTTGGAATAGTTCCAGTCTCAACGGTGCCCCGACGTCTCCTGCCGGGACCTTACAGAATCGTTCGATAAACTCAATGTGCCGGCTGGCCAGCTCCGCGTCAAAATGATATTCGCCCGGGCAGGCATAATCCTCAAGAATCCTGTCTGCGATCCTCTTCATCTTTTCGCATGACCGGATTTCCCCGTCGGCAACTGCGGTAAAATATTGTTCCATCTCGATCATTTTTTTCTACCCATAACGAATGTCATGAATTCGTCGTTGTACTGGCCCGTTTCTGGCAGTAATTCGATTAGCTGCTTCATTGCCGCGGAGTAATTTTTAAACATGGTATTATAGCTGCGTATCGCTGGATTATCCATTTTCACTTTAAATCCGTTTCCGTTTACGCCTTCAATCACTGCGCCTTCTTCGGTGATCTTCTCCTGCAGCTCGTTTAAGGTTACGTCCATAAACGCCGCTTTTTTGCATAGCTTGTCAGCAATTTCCATACGATCTTTGTCCAAATTTTTAAAAAAACGACGCATTTTTCGATACGTCGCCAAAATCAATTCATCTTTTGTTTTTTCTGGTTTATTTTGCATAGTTATAAATATGTACCCCCTCCCCCTGCGCACGTCATCGGTGTATATTGTGGTCCGGCATGCGGTGTGGGATAGTCGACGCCAATTTGTATAATAGGGGGGATTAATGAATATTTATTCACTCTTTGGTATCGGCTGCCCCTCTTCATCGAATATACACGTCGTTCGTTTGTCTTTTATGAAGTGTCCTTCCTCCCGGTCGTGGCATGCCTTGCACTCGAACCGAAAGTTTTCCTCGTTGAGACTTATTTCCGGATCAATGATGTTTTCTTCCGTGAGGTTCTTGATATGGTGCACGATGTAGCCCGGTCTTTTGCGGCATACTTCACACAGTCCCCCATCAATCATGATGCGCCGGTCAATGTATGCACTCCTCGCCGCCCTCCATTTTGCAGAGTGATAGAATTTTTTTGCAAACTGTTTCGCCATGTGTTTTTATGGGGCGCCGCATGCACAGCGCCCAGAGTATAGAGGAATGTGGACGGCAACAAACATCTTGTACAGGAGAGTGTCTCCCATCTTTTTTTTTACATTTTTTCATTCGTCCACACTATCATTATACGCTCTCTTTTTGTCGCATTTAGTCTCCTCTTTCAACTCGCTGCGGATTTCCCGAAGTGCCCAGCCGTGTAGTTTATAGATGTGCTTGATCGAATAATGCATGGTCATAGCGATCTCTTCCCAGGTGGCGCCCTTTATGTACCGCATATGTAATAGTTTTCTGTATCGGTTGTTTTCCATTCCGGCGATAAGTCTGCTGACCCTGTGCATTGCTTCCAGGGCTTCTGTTCTTTTTCCCATGATGTCTATTCGAATGTCCGCAGCTTTTGCGGCCAGTTCGGCCATTCGATCCTTTTTCCCCGATGTTTGTACGCGATCACTTTCTGTACTTAGCGTGATTCCCATCGCCATGTTCTCCAGTTCTTCCGCCTCAGTCTCCAGATTCTCTATATCCGTTACTGCCCTCCGGTACTGGCTCAGAAATTCTTTCGGTTCCACTTCTTCCTCCTTTCGCGTATGCTAATTACGCCTATATCCATAGACTTTCTTGCTCCTCCTCATATGTCGTTTTATAGTATTCGCTGCCGCTTATCTTTCGTCCCGGCCAGCGTTTTATCTTCCGCGGTTCATCTATTGCCACCATGATGTATTCCAGATGTTCCAGTCCGGTTACTGGGTGCTCATACCGCCTGCAGTGGTCTTGATCAATATAATAACCTTTGATCGGTTCCGGATCTTCCCATAGTTTCGATTCATCGACATACCGCTTTGTGACGATCGGAGTAATTAGATTTGCGCTACGAGAATAGCGTTTTTTCTGTACGCTGCCTTCTTCCCGAATCGTTTTCGTCGTTTCTTTGATCAGATACGCGGCCAGATCAGCATAGTTTCCCGTGTTGTCCAGTACCGAATATTTAACAAATCCTTTTTTCCAAGTTTCCTCAATTAACGCAATGTCACAATCGCCAATAACGATATGATGATGAATTCTGGTGTGCTTATATTCTGTTACGGCTATGTACTTCAGATCTTTTCCGTTTTTTTTCAACTTCCGCCGCAGAGCCTTTAAAAAATTTTCGCGGTCTTTTTTCGCCTGCATCTGATCCGGTGCATCTTTGTATGTCAGCACGATATGTAAATCTCCACCGGCAAAATTTGCGTTCAATAATCGCATTAATTTTTTTGCGGCGATGCGATCGTTATTCTTTTGCACTTTTTCTGGTGTGATGTTTATTTTAGGTGAACGCTTCGACCGATGGTTTCCTGATGTGATTTTTATCGTTCGATCTATGGTTCTTCCTGCTATGCACGTTTCCTGAATAACCTTCATCTTTTGTCCCTGATAATAATACTCTAAGCGAGAAGGCAAGGGAGACTTCCACTCCCTTTGTGCCTATGGCTATGCCTGGGACTTGTCCCAGGCAGATTACTTTCTATATATATAATGTTTAAATTTCTTCTAACGCACCCCTCAGCGTTTTCGCTTCGCCGTCGGTCAACGTGATTCCTTTGCTGCATTTCAAATGATCACTGCTCCATGCACGCAAATCCAGCTTTTCCTCGCCGTTGTTCCATTTTACTCGATTCAGTTCCAGGTACCACTCTCCCCTTTGGCTGATTGTTGCGATATGTTCTGTTATTTTGTATTCAATCATCTCTCTACCTCTTTCTCATTCTTTTCTTTTGTTTAATGCTCTAATCGCATAATTTCTTTGACTCGTTCGTCAAGCACGATCACGCGCATTCCGTTTCCAAGGCGTGTTTCGATATTTTGTTCCATTTTTTGCATATCTTCTTTTCGGATAATTTGTGCCATTATAATGATTAAAACCCCGTTGCCTTCTAACCCTCGAACCTCTTTTACGGGGATTTCTGTGCCGTCCGTACACCGAAAAAATATTTCTCCTTTCATCGCTACGCCTCTTCCAACCAATACCTTTTTCGACACGGATAGCACGTTTTATCTTCCTCAAAACACTTTATATCAGAATCCAACTCACATGGATTGATCGCTAAAACGCCGTCTTTTAAGGCTGCTTTCGGATACAGCTTTAAAAATTCACTCTGTCTTGTCTTTATAGGGTGTTTCTTTGACCAATTCTCAATGATCTCAACGGCCTTTTCCGGATAGTATCTTTCAAGTATTGAGCAGGCTAAACCTTTCTCGTTTTTTTCATATGATAAAGGGCATTTATAACATTTAATAGTGCACTCTTTTGTCATTCTTTGTTTTTCCTTAAAAAATGTAACCGCGTCCATAGCACCCTCCTTATTCCCAATTAAAATCATCGAATTCTAAAACTTGATAATCACTATTTATTGCACATTCTACATCTGCAAACATTCCCTCATCAAAACAGTAAACGGTTTTTTCCTTGTAGGTTCTCCAAAATATTATTTGATTATATAATACTCCACTATTCCATGTTCTCCCTGCATCATGTAAAAAATCACAGAAGATTTTAGCTTTTTCTTCGGTATTACAGTGCATTACATAATTTTCTTGATAATCCTCTAACCGAAAATTTGGCTTTGCTTGTTTTACCTCCTTCTCCCAATAATTCTCTACCATTTGCTCAACACGAAAAACTGGAATCAGTTTACTTCCATTCGTATATACTTCTTTTGAATCCAAAAAGCTGTAGTCTTCTAAAAATTCCCTCCAACTTTCTGGGAAATTCATTTGTTCTCCACTCATTACTTTTCCTCCAATAGTTTTAAAGACTTTACAACTTTTTTATGTAATTTTTCAAACATCATGTCAGCTTGTTTATCTGTTACAATTCGTTGGAATAATAACAAACCTATACTTTTTCTTAAAGATTCATACAAATCTGCGCATTCCAACGTATACCCTTGTTCGTTGGCCTGTTTTTCCAGACTATCACACCATGTACCATAGCTAAAATCTATACCTTTCATCTTTATTCTCCTTTTATTGGTTCTGTTTACTCCTGTTATAAATTACAATCATAGAAGGAAAAGGCGCGGGACCACTGGTGTTTCCTTCTTCGTCTATGAAGCGAAGCCGTCCACGAATGAAGCGAATTTCTGCTTTCCCGTATATGTAATCGTGAAAATAGGTCGTATCTGTTCGAGCAGGAATAAGCAGTACAATAGCATAATTCATCTTTCTTCGGAGATAAAGGTACTCTATTCATTTTCAACAGTCTCCTTTGTCACCTTTTCGGTTTTATTTTCTTCTCCCTCCAATTCAAACAATGCTTTCACTTTTTTGATTTCTGGAATAAATATCTCTTCCGGTTTGATGTTCCACACCTCCGTAATATGTTTCATCATAGCGACGGCTTCGGCGCGTTTCTTTTCATCCCCGTCAAGGTAAGATTTCAGGATTTCCGATTTTAGAACGCAAATCGGGCGAACGCCGTAGGATCCGTTGTAAGCTCTGACGCTGTCCAGCGCGCCATCTGAACCGACGTAGCGGACGAATGAATTTTTCGAACTGTCCGGTGTAGCTGTCCACCAAGTGTCCGGAAGCTCCGGAATGTTGCCGCGAAGAAGCCTGTATTCGTCGCACGTGATAAGCCCGACGCGGACGCAATCGCCGCCGTATTTTTTTAAGCCGTCGTCGGCGGTCAAGTCAACGTTGAAATACTCGAACATTGCTTCCGGCGCTCCCGCTCCGATCAGCTTTTGCAGGAATTCGCCGTTCAAGAACTCGCGAATATCGGACGCGGCGAAATCGTTTCGGTTCTTCGTGTCAAAAGCGCCGTTTCCGATACACTCCGAAGCAATGCACTTCACCCAGCTTTCGGCGGTCTGAATGATTGTGAAGGCGATCCCGCCGATCGTGATTTCCTGTTTCGGCATAAAGCCGTGTTTGTTCTCTGTCATTCCGCTTCTCCTCAACTTTCTTCATCTCGCTTATCAAGTCCAAGTACTTGATCGTTGTTTTGTTTATCTCTGGAAACTCTGATTTCATGTGTCTTAACAATACGGCTCTGTACTTTTTCGGCACTACAGCCATATTCCCCAGAGTGCAGTCAAGCTGATTATGGTTTAAATGTATTAGCATACTGTCTCCTGGTATCTTTCCGTAGTGCTTTTCCCATATGTACCTGTCAAGTGGTTCTCTCCGTTGATCAAATCTTTTTCCATACTCCAAACTTGTTACAATCCACGGTTTTCCGTCAATTACAATCACATCTCCTACTTTCCGTGTCTTGTTACTTTCTTTCATAGGACCCAATAACGCACTCCATGATTTTTCTGTGTAATGGCTTTTAAATTCTTCTTTTGATAGCCCCTTTTGCCAACGGTGACTATCAGTTGTAAATCTGCCGTCACCGCTTGCAGGTACACCGATTCTTACAATCCAACTTTTAAATGTGTTAAATTTTAAATTAACCGAAAATCTCTCATTGAAATTTTTCCATGCGTCTTTCCGGTACATACCAGATTGTTTTTTCATGTAGTCGATCTGCTCATTTGTCAGTTCTTTGAACTTCATTTGATCAATCCTTCAATATCTGAGTTTTCGAGTTTCTTTTCTGCAACCAGCTTATTAGTCCGCAAAATGACGTCAGCATTGTTGATCATTTGCTTTGCAATGCTCGTGATCTGCTGTGTCCGCTCCATCTGTTGTCTTCTTTCTGATGGCTGTACATATTTCTTTTCTACAACCTCATTTAATGTATTTCCTAAAACTTTTTGTAATTCAATCAGCGTCATTTTTTTCTTCCTCCCTGTAATTTAATGGACAATTGACGTAAAAATTGTCTGTTGGTTTTCCCTCTTCTTTTGCTCCTTTCCCACAGTTATGTTTTTTCCAGTTGTAATACGGGCAATCTCCGCAACAGCCTATTTCTATTTCTATGATTCTTTTCACTTTTCTTCTCCTTTCATGAAGCATAACCAATGTGTTTTATTATTCTTTGCTATACGGCGATTACCAAATAGAGGGTCTTGATTAAATAGTGGAAGGATTTCTGATAATGGGATCTGAACTTCCGACCATTTAAAAATCAGTACTCCGTTCGGTTTTAACACCCTCATACATTCATCAAATCCAGACGATAGCATTGTCCTCCAGTCCCCTTTCAGTTTTCCGTATTTTATAAACATAATAGAGCTTTCCCCTACGCGTTCAAGATGCGGAGGATCAAATACGGCTAAATAAAAAGTGTTGTCTGGAAATGGTAGATTAGTAAAGTCACAAACCGTATCAGGAGATATCTCTATGTATCTGTTTGGGTAATACTCGGTTTTGGTTATAGTTCTATTATCGCAAAACTCCGTTGCCGAGTTATTTTTGTCGAACCAAAACATTTTTGATCCACAGCATACATCGATTATTTTCTTTTCATTCTCCATCACTTTCTCCCTCATAATGTTCTGATGACTCTTTCCATGTCTTTACTCGAATATAATCACCGTTAATAGAATCGTACCAACAGCCTCCTGCATAGTGCCCGATAGATCTTTCTCCGTCTTTTGTGATTACCTCTACACCTTCATTAAATTTCGGAAATCTCTCGCTGCATGGTATCCAACTCATTTTTCTTCTCCTTCCCACGGCTCCGACTATTGTTCTCTCCTATTCCATTATTACAGCTCCACAATTTTCACACTTTCCATGAAAATGTCCGTTGTATTTTGATTCTATTCCAATCATTCTACCTCCGCATACAATACACGTTCTTTCAGCCTGTTTTGGTTTTGAATACTCTATGATTTCATCGTCCTGTATGAAACGCTGACCGCACCAGTGGCATTGTTCTGTGCTATACGGCATATCATGGCAAACCGGACATTCCGGAATCATTCCGTATCCGTCAAATACTATCGGAAGTTTAACTGGCGGTTTATCTGCGTATATTGCCCACATTTCTTTTCGTTTAGCTTCTATCTCTTCTTCCTTTCTTTTTTCCTCAGCTTCATGTTCTGCTCTATCCCAGTATTCTTCACACGCTTCATCTTCTGGAAACTTATCAATTGTATATGATTGTCTGCAACAATGATATGTTCCCTTTTCTTTCTCTCCCCAACATTCTTCAAATCTTACACATCCACTACATTTTTTCATTATTTTCCTCCAGATCTCCATCGTACACGTCTGGTATTGGCATCCAGGCTATTACTTCGCTATACTCCGGCATTAGATAATTTTCTTCCGTTCCGTACTGGTAAAATCCGTATGAATCTGTATAGTACGATTCTCTGTATGTTACCGGGTATCTCAGTTCTCTCCGGTTACGGAAACTGTCATATATTGTGACGATCACGCAGCTGCCTGGTGTTGGCAGCTTTTCGGTTATAGGGATCCATTTCATCTTTAGCTTACTCCTTTTTTATGTATCTACCTTGCTCATCTAATGCTTTTAGCAGTTCACTTCCGTCTATGATATCCGCAGGTGTAATTAGATCAATTATGTCTAATGTAGCATCTCTGTCTAAAAATTTCGGATTTGTAAGTAGAGACGCCCATTCAATAATCTCTTTTTTTACTTCTTCTCGTTCTATATAATCTACCATTTCTCAAAAACCTCTTCCGGTTTGATGTTCCACTTCACTATCATTTGCTTCATCGTCTCAATAGCTTCCGTGCGTTTTTTCGTATTTTTGTCAAGGTAAGATTTCAAGATTTCCGATTTCAGAACGCAAAGCGGGCGAACGCCGCCGTACCCGCTGTACGCGTTGTAGCCGTCCAGCGTACCGTCGGAATCGACGTTGCGGACGAATGAATTTTTCGGGCTGTCCGGTGTAGCTGTCCACCACCAAGTGTCCGGAAGCTCCGGAATGTTGACGCGAAGACACCTGTATTCGTCACACGTAATCAGTCCGACGCGGACTAAATCGTTTCCGTAGTCCTTCAAGCCGTCGTCAGCAGTCAAATTTACGGTAAAATACTCAAACATTTCTTCTGGTGCACCCGCTTCGATCAGACTTTTCAAAAATTCGCCGTTCAGATATTCCCGAAGATCGGAAACAGCAAAATTGTTTTGGTTTTGTGTGTCGAAGATTCGTTCCGTTATACACTCAGAAGCAATGCACTTCACCCAATCTTCCCCGGTTTGAATGATCGTGAATTTAACTCCGCCGACTGTGATTTCCTGCTTTGGCCTAAATTGATTTTTCATTTCTTCTTCTCCCGACTGTTCCTTAATAAATCTCATAACAGCGCCCAACTCCATAGCTTTTTCGACACATATATCCATCCCCTCTGTGTTCTCAACTATTTCATATTCAGCAGCTTTGTTTTCCCAGTAATTTATTCGATTCTGAATATATTTTGTTAATTTCTTTTCGTCGATCATTTTTTCCTAACCTCTTCCATGCGTGCCCCGCAATTCGGGCAATAATTTGTATGTTTATAATTTGGAATGTCGCATTCCGAGCATCTTGAAATCCAATAACCTCCATCTGGATCATCTGCTTTTACAAACATAATATCTATCCATTTTCCATGTCTTATCTTTGCAACGTCGGCAGGAGGGATTAGTCGAATGATGTCTAAGGTGGCATCTCTGTCTAAATATTTCGGTTTTGCAAGTCGCGACGCCCATTCAACGATCTCTTTTTGTGCTTCTTCTCGTTTTATGTAATCTGTCATTTCTTTCCTCCTGTTTCACTTCCCCACTGTTCAGCCATCGCATTTTTAGCAGTTCCAGTGCATCTACTTGTATATGCCATTCTGGGTGTCCTCCAGAGCACGGTTCTATATCGCAGCTGTATGCTTCATGTCCCATCATTCTAAATGCCTTGCATACTTCTTGGCTCTCCTCGCATGCGACTAATATTTTCATTTATCCCACCATAATGTCCATTCTTCTTAGATCCTTTATATCTTGGTAAATCGCCAGGATTTCATCACAGATCTCCTTTATGTATAGATGTGCTTCGTTTTCCAAATCATCGATACGGTGATGCACTTCTCCGTAAGTGTACAATACGCAAAATTCATGATCCTTCACGGCATATTTCAGTTGATTCGATATCATACTATCGATTACATAATTATACGGTGACCATTTCTCTATCCGCCGAGTCTGGCAAATCGGTTTGTCATAATAGATTTTCTTCATTTTCTTTTCCTCCTCAATCATTATCCTTTTATCCGCTTACGACGTGCATCGCTGTATATAACCTGTTCTCTGCCTTTTTGTCGATTTTCCCGAACGATATTTCTATATTCCTCCAGATTATTTCTGTACGCCGTATAGATCTCACAGTTGCTATGACATCTCTCTGTTCTTGCCGTGCAGAATATACACGGTGATTCCGGTTTAATCATCAATCTCTCCTATCACAACCTCTACACTTCCAATCGCGCCGTATTCTTTTTCGATATGCAATGTGACCACTTGTTTGTCATCGTCATATGCTACACCGTTTATCGCATCTAATATGGATTTAGCAATATTATCGCAGTCAGGTTTCTTCGTTGGCTTGAGTTCCCCCTCCATCTTGCGATTTTGTATCACCTTGCTATCTGATGCGTTGATCGGAAATATGGCGAACATGGACACCTTTAACGGACCACTCAGTTTTTTCCCGCCGGTTTGTGCTATGTATTCCCGTCTCACCAGCTCTTCATAGTTCCGTGTCTCCTTCGGCGTATAGGTATGTCCATTTGCGAATCTCGGCCGTTCTTTTCCTCTTGGTGCTACAGGAATGACAAATTGAATATTCATGCTCTTATCTCCTGAAACAATGATATTTGCGGTTCTGGTTTATAGGTCAGCATCTCTTCCTTTGCACGTTGATAAAACGCTTTAGATATTTCGAATCCATAAAAGTTCCGATTCAATTCCTGACACGCTCGTCCCGTAGTTCCTGATCCTGCACAGGGATCTATAACCGTATCACCCTCGTCGGTGAAGATCTCAATTAATCGTTTCAGCACGTTGACCGGTTTCTGTGCCGGATGAATTTTGGGATACTGTTTTTGATTATCTCGTTTCCATTCAAACCAGTTAAAAACCATATGCCCATTGTTCCGAAATTTCGGCAGCTTGTCCCGATAAAGTACAATCGCATACTCTGTTGCTCCACAGATGCGCATATTTGCCTTAAGCACCTGCGGGGAGTAGTTCTTGCAGAAGACCAGCGGGATATTGTGTTTAAATCCGTGCTTCTCTGCGTATTTGATAACTGTCTGTATCTGCTCGAAGGAGCAAAACACGATCATGCACGGCGCATCCGATGATTTCCCCCTGCCATTGCTCTTCTTTGGCTCTTTCTTCAACAGCCGGTTGCAGAAATGGAAATATTCGGCAATGTTGAAATTGAAATCTGTATTAAATGCCGCCTTTCCGGCCAGTTTACTTTCCCCATTGCGATTATCGCCGCCGTTGTACCACATGGGATTACTGCCGTAGAAGTTCGTACCAATGTTGTAAGGAATGTCTGCGATGACCAGCTGTGCTTTCTGGATCGGGTATTTTTTGTAGTTTTGGAAATTGTCGTTATACAGTTCGCACTTCATGCTCTTCCTCCAGTTTCCACGGTTTGATATACCTTTTATGTTTTTTCGCTTCTTCCTTTGGCACCATATCCACTCTCGTCACCAGTACAACCGTTTCGTGACCTTTGGCATGTACCTTTGCCAATGTTCCCGGTCTTGGTGGTTCCATTCCCTTCGGTACACGCCAGATATATTCTTTCGACGGCTCCAAAGTATGTCGTCCGTAAATCACCGGTACAAATTCCTCATCTTCAATCCGTTTCAACTGCCGTTTGATCTTCCGCTCGATCGCACATTCCACTTCAATGTGAATGTCGTACAGATACTCCATCTGCGATGCCATGATGATCACGTCGGCAATTTCTTCCGTGATATGCTGCGGATCTGTATGCGTTAACGCGTTTGCCAGTTCAATCAATTCCTCCACAGCCTTCCATCTTTGCGATTCTAACCCGTAGTAGTCTGCTATGTAATTTATCTTTTCCTGCATTTCTGTAGCGGTCATCTTATCCCTCCTCGATCTTTATTTTAATTTTCTAATCCGGTAATCCTCGCCATTCATGTCAATGCCTTCACACATTTCTATGATCCGGGAGAACGTTGCCTCGCCGATGTTGCTTCGTAATGTCATCATGGTTTCATTTGTTGTGATAATGATAGGCGCATAGTTTTCATACCGGCCATTAATCACACGATAGATCACCGATCTGCTCCATTCGCTTTGTCTTTCTTTTCCAAGATCATCAATGACCAAAAGCGGTACATCAATCAGCTCTCTTCCAATGTCTTTCTCCGTGCCGAAGCTGGTTTTCATATTCTCCAATAGTTCGGGGAAATTTCCAAATTTCACAGAGATTCCTATATTCCGCACAATATAGTTTGTCGCAGCGGCAGCTAAGTGGGTTTTTCCTGTTCCCGGATTACCGATCAGCAGTAAACTTTCTCCGCAATTATTACCAAACTGCTCTGCGTAGGATTTAACTTTTTCGTATGCACTTGGAAATTTGCTTTGATCGAAATTTTCAAATGTCCGGTCTTTAAATCGTCTGCCCAGATTACATTCTTCAATCATGCGTTCTGCCCTACGCTTTTCGGATTCCAGTTCCATATCCAGCTTTGCAGACTGATCGATTAAGTCTTTTAACCGCTCAAATTTATCTCTTGTCAACGAAGAATTTTGAATAATCGCAATCTCCGTATCGATCTGCTCTTTCCTCTGCCGATATTCGGCTATATTGTTTCTCATTGTTATAGTTCCCTTCTAAAACTTTCAGCATATTATTTTCATTTACCAGCCAGTCGAAATTTGCTTTCCATTGCGTTTTTCTTCCGGATAAAAAATCCGTGTTCTCTGCGATTTTGAATAACTTTTCAAAATCTTCGAGTTGAAAACCATCATGTAACCTTGCAGACAATGCTTTTTTTCGTCTATCCGATAGCGTGGTACATCTGGGAAGTGAAACGCATATTCGGTTATACAGATTGACAATTTCCTGCAATTTTTCTGACGAATATATATTCTTTACATTCTTTACATTCTTTACATTCTTGTCTGTTTCCGTTTGTTTTCCGTTTGTTTTCCGTTTGTTTTCCGTTTGTTTTTCAGCTTCACCAGTCACGCCTTGGTATTTGTCCCAGTTTTCAATGGTTATCACGGAATATTTGTTTTCCGGTTTTATACTAATCATTTGACACATTTCTAACGCTTTCATGTTTCGGTATAACGTCGTTTTAGGAATAGATAATTCCTTAGATGCCTTTAGCAGACCAAAGATAAATTGCCCTTTTTTTAGATGAATTTTTTGCAGCCCTACAATAGCATCGGTTTCTACATGATTCGCCCTGCAAAGGCACCATATCCATACCTTTAGTAATTTTTCGTTTTCAAACACGGGAGATTCGATTAATTTCCGATACAGCTTAATATATCCTTCCATTAGCCGCCCCCCATTTCTGCTTTAGTTCTTCGATCTTATCCGGAGGAAGCGTCTCAATGCCTAACGCTTTAGCATCTTCCACTATTCCATCAATCAGCCTTGACATTTCTTTCGTATCAAACAGATGTGACGGTTTCAATAGGTAAAACCACCTATAAACAATGCCTTTTCTTTCTTCAGTCCTATCAGTCGGGCAGAAGTGAAATTCTTTCTGTTTTAGCCAGAAATCATCATCTACCTGTAACAGCCAATGAACTTTGTTGTCAGATCCTCTCCACGGTATTCCCAGTTCAATGGATAAACCACCTACGTTATTCAGTTCCGTATATGCGGTACTGGTGTAGTGACCTGTTTCCAGTTTAGAAATAGCCAGTGCTACATCATGCGGAATGTCATACTTTTCGCATGCATATTTAATCGCTTCTTCCACGCTCGTCTCCCCTTCTGCTTCGGCGGCGTAGGCGGTCGTAATCTCCGCAGCAGCTACAGGTGCTTTCTCTGTACGATCGGGAATAGGCCTGTCTAAGTGACTGGCAAATCCGAAGAGCGCTATGATTGCGATCCAGAACGGGATCTTAATGCAATTACGCTTTAAAAATCGTCTTACTTTTTTCATTGTTAATACCTGCTTTCATATGTTCCCATTTCAAAATACTCACAGCTCTTTGTCTCCGGTGTTCTTGTCTTACATCTTCCGTGTACACAGTGTCCGCATCCAGTTTTCATGAAATGGCCGTCTGTATGTATGTAATGCTGTAAATAGAATTTACAAAACTCGCATGCCATTGGCCTTTGATCTGTTTCGCGGTACTTCATATCTAATTTTTCAATCGTCTTTTTAAGTGCCCGATTTTCACTTTCCAGTGCTCTAACCTCGCTCGACAGCATTTGATTTTCCTCCTCTTCTTGTGGTATAATTATTTGATATTTTATTTCGTAGACAACACCATTTTGGTGGTTTTCTTGTTTTAATTATATAACACCATTTTGGTGGTTTTCTTGTTTTAATTATATAACACCATTTTGGTGGTGTCAACACCACTTTGGAGGTTCTATGAATCAGTTCGCTAAAAATCTTAAATATTATCGTGAAATAACGGGACGCACTCAACGCGAAATGGCTGAATTACTCGGTATTGCTACAAACGCTTACCAGAGATATGAACATGGAGTACGAGAACCGAAAATTGACGCTTTGATACTTATTGCTGATACACTTAATATTTCTCTTGATCGTCTTGTCGGCCGAGATTTTCACGAAGAAGACGTTGATGAATCTTGAATAAATCTTCGAGTTTATCCCAGTGATCTATCTTTCCAATCCTTTGTCCATATTCAATTCGCTGATACGCCGTTTCACTGATTCCCAGATACGCAGCGACTTGTTTTTGCGTCAGTCCGGCATCTTGCCGGGCTTTTTTTAGGTTAGGTCTCATAGCGCCCCCTCCCACAGCTTTTTGGCTATATCCGGGATCCAGTACTTTCCACAGCATTTATCTACTTCATTCTTTGGCCGTTTTCCCATTCTGTATGGGTGTAGTGTGCAGTTTTTGATTTTACATTCACGTACTTCTTGCCTTGATCCACAGCAACAGTCTAAGCATTTTGCCCGGATCGCCTTAATTGGTGTTAATTTCATTCCTCTTCCTCCAAATAATTCCTACCAAATAGCCGTATAAACTCCATCCGACTGTGAGTCTCTTCAAATTTTCTTTGTGCGATTCGCTTCAGCCACAGATCCACATCTCGATCATTATGTGGTGTACGATGAGAACTATTTGCAATATGATAGTCCCATCTAAGCCACACCCAAAGCCCGTATTTTTCGGATAAATCACGATTGGCATTAAAGAAGATATGATGCTTATTGAGCCCACAGCCTTCATATCCCGTTATGAAGCACTTCTTCTCGTCTTGGATTATGGATTTCATCATACCTCTTTCGGCGGTGTTATCCTCACATATCCACTACGGCCTTTTTTGACCTTGTCCACCATATAGGACCGATAGACATCTTCATGCTCTTTGGCGAATGTCTTTTCGTCAAAGGCTTTTGTTACGGTATCCACTCCGTCTGGTACAAGGGTTATCTTTGTGCCATTATTCATCAGCCATGTCTTTATGCCGTACTTCTCCATTGCCTCTTTAAGCCTCTGTTTTACATTCTTAGATTCTTTTTCTATCTCTTTGAACTGGATTAGCCTATTCTCTAATTCGAGCGCCATATCGGCGATTTTTACAATCTCGTTTGGAGTCAAATCTTCCTCAGTTAGAAACGGGTTTTCTTTAATCCTCTCAAGGTCTGCTCTGAACAGGTCAATAGCAGGATAAATTTCATTTTTTAACAGGCTTTCAATCTCGATGTAAGAAAACGAATAAACGTGTAAATTGGTTGAGTCAAATTCTTCACCAAAGTCTTCCGGTCTCGCATAAACCGCAAGCACTCCGTTAGCTTTTTGGTTAATATCCATTCCTAAAGCCAGCTGCACGATGTATCTTTTATAAGCCCATTTATCATCATGAATTTCTGACGTGGTTTTAACTTCTAAAACTACTTTTTTCAGAACGTCATAACCATCAGCGTGGTATCGCAAATCTTCCTTAATCGTCTTATATTCCTGAAAATCACAATTTAGAATGCCGCTTACATAATCTCGGATTTTACCTTCCATGATGTTGCCGTATTCAGTATATTCATTGCCTAAAAAATTCTCTCCCCTAATTTCAGCCTTGTCCTGAAGCAATTCATATCTTGTCTTAAACGAGGAAAGTCCCATAATAATTGGAATATCCGAACCGCCTATATATTTCGCTCTATCTTTAGTTACGTCCTGCATTTCTACCTCCTGTTAGATGTTCATAAACTTCTTTAAATCTCTCATCTTTTGTTGCACTATTCAGTTTATAATCCTTTGCCAATTCGCCCATACTGATATTGTTGGATTTGCAATAAACGATCACTTTATTCCGCCATGTTTCTTTCGGCTTTTCTTCTGATTTGCTTGATTCGATATTCTCTTTTTTCTTGTCGTTATACTTGGTATTATCGTTGCCCCAGTATATATCGGCTCCCATTCCTAACGCCTTAGCAGATACAGAAATCGCATCGGTTAACGCCATTTTGAAACACTCGTCATTTACGTATAGACCGCTTTTTTCACTGGATACTAACTTGCTTCCACCTAAACCCGGAATCGGATCGCCCCATTCTCCGTTAAATTTGACAAACAGATTTATTTCTACGTTTGCTGTAATTTCATCAGCTGCCATTGCTGTTTCAATCCATTTATTAACAATTTCATACTTCCAGCCTAACCCGCACGGCCCAAAAACTTCTGTAAGTCTCTTAATACGCCACATCGGATTTATGTCGGTCATCCCGTTTAATCTACCACCTTTAATGGTTTTCTGTGCCGTTTTCGGGACTTCTCTAATCTGTTCATATATTTCAAGATTTTCCATTGTCGATCTCCCTTGTAATTCACTATTCCGTTTATTGCACTATCTCATTAGCAGTCTGAACATAATTCTCTATCGTGATCAAAATCCCCGCATATAGTGCAAACTCCCGGGTCCTGATAAACTTCGCTTCCACATATCGGGCAAATATAAAGCTCTTCTACTTCATATCCGCCAACATTCGCATTTGGTATGTCGTATTCTCTGTGTGCTTCTGGTTCTACTGCCTCATGGCACCGATCACACCATAGCTTCATAACAGTTCCTCCATTCCTATCTGATCGGGATTAATTCCTCGTAATGCTCTTGCTGTCCGCAATAGCTTATATGCTCTGCTCTCTAATTCCCTTGCTGTACGTTTGCATTCTTCTGGTGTGCCCAGCCAATAGCCACTAACTGTACTCATACTACAGACGGGATATCCCTCAAGTCGTAGCTCGTCTATTACTCTGCGCACAAATCTATCACTGATACAACACATCTTTTTAAGTTTAGCGCGGCTCTGCGGTTTTTTCGTGAGCCTTGACAGGACAGCATACTTTATGCTATCCTGTATATGGTTTATTTTGTTTGCTCCTTCGGGAGCTTTTTTTCTGCCTTGACTCATTTTTCTACCTCTTCTAAATATCGACCTAATCCCTGCTGTTTTATAAATTCAACCTGGTCTGTCCAAGCAGAAATCCTATCACCTTCAAACGCTGAACTGAGTTCATTTGCATTATCATAATCGCTGACATTCCACTTTTTCCACCGATCGGAGTATGGCACTGTCGTAAAATATGCGTATGGGCCTGTACCTACCAAACACAGATACCTTCCTGATCTGCTCGGCTTTCCTGTTTTCCAATTCATATCTTCAACCTCCTACATCAATGCTCTTACTTGATCTGCCCAGGATTCATTTACTGGACAATACTTTTCCCCGATTTCTTCTGGTGTGGTTAGTCCTTCCGCATAATATGCGTAGGCTAAATTCTGCACAAAAGCTTCTACACCGTCATACAGCGTATCAAATGCGATTGGTTCCTCTTCAATGGATAAACCACCTACGTTATTCAGTTCCGTATATGCGGTACTGGTGTAG